GCGTCATTTAAATTGATAAAATTTCCGCGCCGCGCTTTTTATCAAAACATGTGGTTTATTTAGACCCTTTTGCAGTCAATGATTGGCTGCTTTTTGCTCATTTCTTTCTCCATTCTTGCAAACGCTCATTTTGAACGTTAATTGATCTAAAAAAGGCCACTTGAGAGACCTTATCCAGCGGTTAAATTAACAGGTCACCTATTCAGATGGAAACACTGTAAATCAGCGTGAGGTTTTCCGCACACTCACACATAGAGCTAATTTTGATAAATACAATTTATTCTATGTGCTGCGACGGAATTTACATGTCAAAGATTGGTTATATCCGGGTGTCAACAAATGACCAAAACAGCGATTTACAAAAAAATGCGTTGATAAGTATAAATTGTGAGCAAATTTTTGAGGATAAATTAAGTGGAAAAACAACCAACAGACCTGGTTTAAAGCGGGCTTTAAAACGACTTAAGAAAGGAGATACTTTAGTTGTTTGGAAGCTAGATAGGCTTGGTCGTAGTGTAAAGCATCTGGTCGATTTAGTTTCCGATTTAAGTGAACGTGGCATTCACTTTCAGAGTCTGACTGACAGTATTGATACTGGTACAGCAATGGGGAGATTCTTCTTTCACGTTATGAGTGCACTGGCAGAAATGGAACGGGAGTTGATAGTTGAAAGGACAATCGCTGGATTAATAGCTGCTCGTGCGCAAGGGAGGGTTGGAGGCAGGCCAATAGCATTATCAGTTGCTGAACAACAGCAAGCTGCTAGATTACTGGTAAAAGGTCACACACGTAAACAGCTATCGCTGATTTACAATGTTTCCCTCTCCACTATTTATAAATATTTACCAATAGAGAAAACCAGGCAAGAACAGCTAAAATAAATCACATATTTTGATAAAAAGCGCGGCGCGGAAATTTTATCAATTTAAATGACGCGCTTTTTCAATTTACGCGACTCGCTACACTCAGCCAGGGCGTTTAAAAATGTTTCGGCATCAACCACCCGTTCACCATAATTATCCGGCTTTGCCATCGGGTTAGCGCCCGTGTAAGCACCCGCTAAAGCGGGATGCTTATCAACCACTTCACCCAGCCCCCCATGAGAAAACGCCCGTTCAACCGGTTTGGCCTGCCCATGACCGCGACCAAATAACACGCTCGTCCAGTGCAGTTGAATGCCCAGTAGCGGAATGATGCCTTTCGGGTCATCTTCTTTGACTTTGAAGCGATAACGATTTGGTACACCGCCCGTCATCCATTTATTGGCGGCGGCCCGGGTGTTATCAATAGTGATGTGCTTTGGAATACCGTATTGCTCAACCACATCGGCCAGAGCCAGCCGGATGCTGTCACTGTTCTCTGACACATCAGTACGCCAGGCCAGAATTTTACGGGTACGGATATCCTGCCAAATCCAGGTCTTAGGCGGGATAACTTCACCGTTAAACCATTTAACAAAAACGTTATGCTGGTAACCGTCGCCGTTAATCCATTCCATCGCATCCAGTTCAAGCACAGTACGCTCTTGCGCAGGATAGAGCCGCATCAATGCGTGCTCACCTTCACGCAACAGAACCACCTGCTCGACTGGCACTTCGCGTTCAAGTTTCCGGCGCAGCGAGGAAAGGCTAGGTATCGTCCAGCCGTGTGCTGCTGCCGCTTCCTCAAGGCGGGCGTAGCAGGTCCGCAGCGCCGGTTGTTCCGGGCGCAGATAATCCGCTAAGAAGAAATCCCAGGCGGCAGATGTACATTCCGCTTCTTTCGCTTTGCGGGCTGCTACGCTGTGACCGTGTTTGCCAATCAGTGCCGCCAGCCAGTCGGAACGATCAAAAGGTTTAGCCTGATAGTACCAACGACGGATACTCGCGGGAGGAACCTGGAGTACATCACTGACAGAATCAAATGCGGTCAGCGTGTCGATACCGGTTTCAATCATGCCTGCAACGGCAATGACGGCTTCACATTTTTGGCGTGCTTTTTCACGCTGATTATTGTTCGCATTATTCCAGTTCTGCCACAACAGCTCGCGCGAGTAGCTTTCAGTCCGCTGCTTTTTAATGTCAAAGCGCCGGTTATTAATCTCTACCGCCCCTTGCTGTTTTAGTATTGCTGCACGGGCTACGGGAGGCAGGCAATTTATCGGGTATTCAAATGATTTTGAACCTGAGCGTGTGCGACGCTTCTCGCCTGCCAGCTTATCCAGATTTGCACGAATGTTATGTTGCATGCTGGGAAAGCCTGGCAAACCAATACACTCTTTAGCAGTAACCCAAATATCCATCAGTTCACACTCCCAAAATGAAGGGGATTGTTCCCGTAATTATTCTTTTGCATGGTTATAGCGACTCGGCCAGATAACTGAGGGGTCAACCCCAATTGCCTGGGCAATCAATCTTTCCCCCTTGGGCCAGGGGCGAACTAGCGCATTACGCAAAGTATCCTTAGCCAAACCTGCGCTGACAGACAATGCGCGTAGATTTGTGCCGCGTTTTTCTAAGGCTGCGCGGATATCTGCGCGATGCCAATCTGCTTGCTTGCTTGTCTGCATTGTGAAATCCTTATAAGTTTATCGGCACGGATAATCAGTATTGATTATCTGTGTGAGTATGAATATAAGGCACAAAAAACCGAATGTAAAGCCAAGTTCGGTTTTTTGTGCAAATTAATTTTTATAGGGCTTTTTTGGGGGAACAGTTCAATGGTAAGCTCTTACAAAGAAAAAACTGACGATAAAGAGAATAAACTGAATCGGATTATTCCAGATGAGCGAATAATCCGTTTTGGTGAGCGTTTACGTGAAGCTATGAAAGGAGAGTCTAATAACTCGTTTGCAAAGCGTTGCGGTATGTCTGAAAGGGTAATTAGGAATTATTTAGATGGCTCAACGTATCCATCAATTGATAGATTGGCTGTTCTAGCCAAAGCAAGTAACACTTCATTAGAGTGGTTAGCGACAGGTCAAGATGCCTCGGTTAAAAATGCAGGATCGGTTTTATATGCTGAACATGATGAACAATTATCCCCTTCACAAAAACAACAGCAAGCATGGTCTGAGATTTTAGAAAGAATGACTCCAGAGGAAAGAGAATCAGTTATTGACAGGGTTTTCAGACAAGGTATTAGTACATTACTGGTGCCTCCCCAGACAAGCATTCAGCAATCAGAATCGCAATTTCCTTGGCCGGAAGAGCTACCTGCAAAATTAGGGGTATCTAACCACTCATTGGTGTTTGCTCAGTTGTATGAGTCTTTAACTGATGAACAACGACAGAGATTTTTGGAATCTATCAGTGATAAAGAATGTCTCCCGGCAAACCACAAGATGAGCAGCAAAGCAGGTTAGCATTGGTTCAAAGCAGCCGATGTTTTAAAGTGTATTTAAAGATGTTTTAAATGACTGATAAGGCGAGTCCTGGTTTTATTAAAATAAGTGGCACAAAAGCAACAACCACAAAAATTTTCTCATTTTAGTTAGTCTGCCCGTCAGGGCAGGAATAAACTTACCATACTCACGCAACACCGCACCACCACTGAATTTATGCCCGCGAACTCCCGTTTATTTTCACCAATTCCCTATTTCTTTTTGTTTCTCATTACTTGTGGTTCAATACACTGAGGGGATTGCATTCTGGAACCGGCGCTCAAAACGCGATACCGAAGTTTGCCGGGGAATATTGTCTTTTGATGACGCCTTTGCGCAGAGTTACACGGAAAGCACGGTACGTAAAGCCACTGCCGAACAACGTCATTTACTGCTACTGCCCTCAGAGGCTGTCACGGTCAGTAATGGGGCCTTTACGTTAAACGCCGGCGGCAAAATCCGGTCACGCCGAAACCGGTACTATAACGAGCAGTTGCTGGGGATTAAGCCTAACAAAATCGTTATTCGTTTTGACCCGGCAGCCCTGCATGACAGTGTGTTGTGCTACACGCTGGATGGCCGATTTATTTGTGAAGCTCAGTGCATTGAGAAATCCGGGTTTGGTGATTCCCAGGCTGCGCGTGAGCATGACCGTAACCGGACCCGGTTTGTTAAACGCACCAAGGAAGCTACCGCTGCACAACGCCGCATGACAGCGTTAGAAGTGGCTGAACTGATGCCGGAAACTGTCCCGCCAGCACCGCCTGAAAGTCGGGTAGTCGAAATCTATCACTCGGCGGGTAATACCGTGCGGCGTGTACAGGTCGAAGCACAGACTGAGCCGGACACCGATTATGACTACGCGTTTGAAAATGCAGTGGCGCAACTGCATGAACAACAGCAGAAAAACACAATTTAATTTAGGAGACTAGGATGACCAATATTATAGCGTTGACTCAGATACAGACAGAGCAGGCCGATGTTCGTGCCGCTATCCGAACCCTTGTTGAAAGTGACGGCCTGACTTACAGCAATGTAGCCCGCGAGAGTGGCATATCCAGTACCGCGTTATCTCAGTTTATGAATGAAAGCTACAAGGGGGATAACAGCAAAGTTGCCAGCCAATTATCTGTCTGGCTGGAGAATCGCAGCAAACGCGTTAATGAAATGCCGGCAGCCCCGGATTTTGTCCAGACCAAAACCGTGCGGCAAATCTGGAGTGCGTTGCAATATGCCCAGCTTGCGCAATGTATCAGTGTGATTTACGGCAGTCCGGGAGTCGGTAAAACCAAAGCCTTGCAGCAGTTTGTGGCTGAACGGCCTAACGTGTGGCTGATAACCGTGTCACCCTCCCGCGCCAGCCTGAGCGAATGCCTGTACGAACTGGCTTTAGAGCTGGGCCTGGGTGATGCGCCTCGCCGGGCCGGTCAACTGGGGCGGGCAGTACGCAGAAAATTGCGCGGTACATCGGGGTTATTGGTGATTGATGAAGCCGACCATCTGGATTATCCGGTGTTAGAAGAATTGCGCATCTTGCAGGAGGAAACCGGGATTGGTCTGGCTCTGGTCGGTAATCATCAGGTCTATGCTCGTCTGACTGTTTGCCGATATCCAGGCTTTTGTTGATTTGTCAGCAGAAAAATACGGTACTGCGAAAGGCGGGAAAAAAGGCAATGTGACACTCTATTCTTATGACGGCCGTTTTAAAATTCAGCGTGCGATGCAAGACCGTATTGCTTTTGACGAGCGTTTGCAAGCGGCGAAGGAGCTGATTGACAATTGCCTGGCTGACTGGACAGAGGGCGCTCGCCCTGAAATTCATGCGCTAATTAATCAGGCGTTCTCCACCGATAAAGAGGGTGATATCAATACGGGGCGTGTTCTGGCACTGCGGCGGCTGGATATTGATGACGAGCGTTGGCAACAGGCAATGGTAGCCATTGGCGAAGCCTTGCAGGTCATTGGCAGTAAGTCTTATATCCGGGTCTATGAGCGGGTTGGGAATACTGACCAATATAAACCGATTTCGCTCGATATTGCCGGGGTTTGATATGAAAGCGAAACAGTTTAATCAGCGTTATCGGATTGGGGCCAGTTTTATTTATCAGCCCAATAAAATATTACGCGGCGGAACACCAGTCAAAACCGTTGATAAAGCGAAAGATTTAACAAACTGTACGGTAGTTGAAATCAGTACTGAACCTTATTTTGTCAGAACGGATTATTTAACTCCGGCGTAATTTTACACCCTACAAAATTAAATATGGCGTAAACCCGCCAGGGGCGCGCTTACGCCAAAATTGAGGACAGTAATAATGAATATTGATAAATCAGAATGGAAAACCATTGAAGAAGAGCTGAAAAGTCTATTTTGCCACGTTAGTTTTCAGTATCAGGGCGTTGTCATTAGTGTTAACCGGGAAAGGGTCAGCGAGAGCAGGAGTCAATTATTTGTTTATTTCAATAATAAGATGTGCCTTGCATGGGGTGACAAAGTCCATGATATGTATAACCCATTAACTGAATTATTTTGGCGTACAGTTACCAAGCCATTGTATAGCAAAGCAAGAATTGCAGAAGTAGAAAAGATGTTGGGTAAGCGTCATGCGAAAAAAGAATTGCCATACATCTATAAAAACTACACTTATCTTTCTCCTGGATTTATCAACGCCGTTCAATTAATCCGACAATACAAAAAGATTGCAGGGCTTGAATGGATTAAAGAATCGGAGGTTTCATCATGACACCCGTTGTTTTTATTTCAGGCCCAATGACCGGTAAACCTGATTTCAACCGTAGTGAATTTAATACCGTGGCAAAAATGCTAAGAAGCCAGGACCTTATTGTTCTGAATCCTGCTGTCTATCCTGACGGATTGACGCATGATCAATATATGCGTATGTCGCTGGCAATGCTGGAACAAGCTGATGCTATTTATCTGCTTGACGGCTGGGAACACAGTACGGGGGCTGTCATGGAGTTTGATCGCGCCAAAATGCACAATTTGATGTTTATGTATAACTCATGGGAAGCGTTCCGTGCTGCGGCTGCCCGAAGTCGCCAACAACGTGGGAGAATGAACGATGAATAAACAACAGTTGATCCGTCTTATTCATATCGCCAAAACGACGCTTAAGCTTGACGATGACACTTATCGCGCGGCACTGGCGACAGCAACCGGCGGGAAAACATCCTGCCGTGATATGTCCCATCATGAATTAAAGCAGGTATATGCGGCGTTTGTTGAACGGGGATTTAAACGCCGTTTTAAACGTGATTATCCGCATGTTAAAGGCCGCATGCGCACAGCAGAAATCAACAAAATTCGGGCTATTTGGATCACCATGTATCAGCAGGGGTTTATTGATGACGGGTCAGAGTCAGCGCTGAATAAATTTGTGATGCGCCAAACAGCCAAAATCAATGGCGAAGGAGTCGCGGAAGTCGGCTGGCTGACGCCAACACTGGTTTATCCGGTTATTGAGAGTTTGAAAAAATGGCATATCAGGCTGATGACAGAAGGCATGGCAGCCCGCAAGCAACCACTGCCCGCCCGCCGGGGATACGATGCGATATGTCACGCCTTTAATGTGGGGAAATCATCATGAAAATAGCCCGTTGCCCTATTTGCCATTCTGACTGGCATTTAGATGCGTTATGTGAAGATGACGCCAGCCGTCAGTTACTGAAAATACTCGCTGAGTTACCGGGCAGTTGTGCTCGGCATTTGGTGGCTTACATCGGTTTGTTTCGCCGTGAAAAACAAAATTTATCAAACAGCCGGGCATTAAAACTAGCGGAGGAAGTGCTGACGCTTTACACACCCAGTCGGGTGCTGGCTCATGCCTTGAGTGAAACTGTTGAACGTATCCGGGAAAAGCGGGCACAAGGGGACAAGAAACCGTTATCCAACCACAACTACCTGAAAACTGTCTATCAGTCAGCCGAACAGGTTATTGCCCAAAGCAGTAATATCAATGCGCGGGAGAAACAACAAGTTTCTGGCTCTGATAGTCGTGATGCCTATTTCAGACAAATGCAGCAATTGGGTATAGATCTTGCTAAGATTTCAGGCGGTTTAGAGTGGTTGAAAAGTCAAGGTGAGGAAACATGAGATGAAAAATATTTTATTTATTTTCTTACTATTGCCGCTTTCTGCAATAGCAAACATGAAAGATACCGTAATGGAATATATGAGGGTTAGTGCACAGTATCAGGTAAAAGTAACGGATTGGTATAAAAAGAATGATACATGGATTACTGAGTTAACAATCCACCATAACGAAAAAATGAAAGTCACAATATCGGGTGATAGGGTTGCGGTTCATTCGCATTTTTCAAAACCCATTTCAGATATGTTTTCCTCAGGTTGCGCATCAATTTCTAAGGAAATTATTCCTGAGGCGGGTTACTGGGATGAAAACGCTACTGCCAATACCAAGGCCATAAACCAGTTGTGGTCTGATAAAGATTGGCAGGAGAAGTTTCAAACTAAGACAGTGGTTATCGATGGTTGGAAGATTATTGCTATCAAAAAACCCTTAGAACTGTCATGTGTTATTGAGCCTGTATCTGTATAACGAGATAGCTATGAACCTAGAACTTTTCGACCACGACCATAAAGAACTTGGTGAATTATTAGATCAAATGGATGCCATCCCATTAGATGAGCTACAGACAAGGTGGCCGCAGTTATTGGCCGATATTGTTGATCTGTTTTCTTGTGAGCTACAACGGCAAAATACCAGTAGAGACAAAGCAGAACTTGCGGCGTGTAAGCTGGCAGGAGTATTAGCTCATTACTACGGTGGCAGAGCTGTTTATTTACCTACCGGCGACACATTGAAAATCGCATTACGTGATAATCAGTTATTTAATGAGTGGAGTTGTTCACGTGGTGAGGTTGTACAGTTAGCAAAAAAGTATCACCTTACTCATTCGACGGTATATGCTATTCTGCGTCAGCAATTAGCGCTCCACCGTAAACGCTATCAAGGTGAGCTTTTCAAGTAATCACTTGTTCTGATGGGGTTTGTTTGACCTCCCACAAACCCACTTTCTCCTTACTAAACACGATGATGAGCTACCGATTATCAACAACAGGTAGCCATCATGACTTACCATTACAGCGTTTCCTTTATCCATGCTATCCATTACTTACTGCCCGTAGAGGGCGGCTATGTCAATAACCCCAATGATCGGGGCGGCCAGACCAAGTTTGGTATCAGTCAGCGCAGCTACCCTCACCTCAATATTGCCGCATTAACCGAAGACGATGCCACAACACTCTATTATCGGGATTTTTGGCTGAAAGCCGGTTGCGATAAGTTACCCGCAGGTCTCTCGCTGGCGGTGTTTGATGCCGCCGTTCAGCACGGAATCAAGCCCGCCGTACAACAATTACAACAGGTGGTGAGCGTGCAGGATGACGGCGTTATCGGTCCTGACACGCTGAATGCCGTTGAAGCCTTTGCCGCGCCATATCTGTTTACCCGGCTGCTGAATCAGCGTGCGCGAACTTACGCCCGTATCATTGCTGTAAACCCGACACAAAAAGTCTTTCTTGACGGCTGGTTTAACCGCCTTGATAAGCTGGCATCCGCCGCGTTAGAGGTGTTGTGATGCTGCCGCCGCCAATTTCAGACAATCTGTTAAAAAGGCAAATCGCTGAACTGCGTAACCCGCGTTATCTCAGTATCTATGAAGCCGGGCGGGAACGTTGTTTACAGCAGGCATTGGCCGGCAAAGATATCAGCGACATGCCAATTTATAGCTATAACGCCACGTATCAATCGCTATTTTGCCGTGGCTGGCAATCCGTTTCTGCTCAAGATATCCGCTTATTACGGGCTGAACGCAACAGGAGGCCGGTATGTTAGCGCACTTAAAGCAGCTTATCAGCAATCCGGCAACCGGTCGCCTCTCAACCTCTGATACCACCTTATTTGGGGCATTTATTGCCAGCACAGCCGTTTTATTGTGGTGTGCGCTCGCCGGCAAGATGGATGAGTATCTGTTCGTCGGCTATCTGGCGGCGTGGGTCACCCATTCACAGGCATCAAAACAAGCCGCCATTAAGCGTGACAGAGAACTCAATGTGACAGAAAACCGCGAGGTGTTTGCCCGTGATTAATCCTATCCAACTCCGGCGCTATAGTAGCGTTGTAGTGGTGTGCTGTGTGGCTTTTTGGTTGGGTAATAAGCTCGCTGAATCACGTTTGCAACCACAAATCAATCAGGAAATTGAAAACCGTCAAGCGGCAGAACTGTCTTTTTATATGGCACAAAAAGCCACCGCCGAATTAAACGCCGGCGCGTTGCATGATTTGATTGAAAAACAGCAGGCACAGCAACATGCAAATGAAAAGGTTTCAAATGACTTATACGCCGCTATCACGCGTTTATCGCAAACCACACAGCGCCTTGAGCAAACGATTCCTGATGCTCTTAACCGCGATGGCAGTGCTTACACAGGCATCGGCCCTGACGGGTTGCGGCTCTACCAAACCGCTCTCGGTTACCGCCACGCCGCCCCTGGTGATTTCAGCCTGCCCGACCATTCCGCCCCAGCTGTTACAACTGCCGCCGAAACCGCCGATGCCCCGTTCCGGGGAACCCCAGGCGCTGCTGACCCACGCCAGCCGGTACGGGCAATGGAGCCAGGAACTGGAGCACAAGCTGCGGGCAATCAAAACCTGGGCCGGCCAACAACGGGGAAAACAAAATGAGCAGACTGATTGATAAAGCCTGTGAAGCAGAACAATGCCAGCGCGAATTGGCCCTAAAAGCCCATATTGAGCGCCCGGTTCAGACAGGGAACGGCATTTGCGGTCACTGTGGCGCGGTCATTGCTCCCGCCCGGCTGGCCGTGAATCCCGCGTTTGAACGCTGTATTGACTGCCAAAAACAGGTTGAATTCTGGGAGAAAAAATTTGGTGCTGGCCCTGCTTAAAGAAAACTGGTCGATGGTGTGGGCGGCAGTCACGGTCACCTTTAACGTGGTGCTGGTGTTGCTCAGTAAAACCTACGCCAAACGTGATGATGTGGAGTTACTCAAAGTGCAGGTGCGCCAACTTGAAGGTTCATTATCCACACTGCCTAATCAGAAAGAATTACACGCTTTACAGTTGGAAATGGCGAACCTGCGTGGGGACTTAAAAGCCGCCTTGCCAGAACTGCGTCAGCTACGCCACCTGAGCGATCTGTTATTGCAAAATGAATTGAAGGAAAAAAATTAATGTCATCCATGCGTGAAATCTTAAATACCGACCAGCGATTGGTGATTTTGCGGTCGCTGGCTGAGTGTGGCGGTGATGCTAATGAATCGGTGTTACAGACTTGCCTTGATGCCTACGGCCATCGTGTCAGTCGTGATGTTGTACGAACGCATTGCCACTGGCTGGCTGAACAAGGGCTGGTTTCGGTCAATGATGTTGCCGGTTGCCTGGTCATGACTTTAACCGGGCGTGGCGTGGATGTGGCAGAGGGTCGCAGTACCGTACCCGGTGTAAAACGGCCACGGCCTAGGGGATAATCATGAATGATAAACGGACACGTGGCCGGCCATCCAAGATTGATTTGTTGCCGCAGGCCATCCGGGACCAGTTGCACGGTTTGCTGCGTGACAAACGGCATACCCAGGAAGATATCCGGGCGGCAGTGAATGAATTGATTGATGAAGAGGGCTTACCGGATACGCTGAAAATTTCCCGTACCGGACTGAACCGTTATGCGTCCCGCATGGAAACGTTGGGTGCGCGTATTCGCGAGGGACGGGAAATTGCCGATGTGTGGGTCTCCCGGTTGGGTTCCGAACCCACCTCTGACGTTGGAAAACTGTTGCAAGAGTTTGTGAAATCCCTGGCGTTTGAAACCAGCATGAAGCTGGCCGAAGGCGGGGAGCCGGTTGAACCGAAGGCCTTGTCTCAGTTAGCCCTGGTGGCTGCCCGGATTGAACAGGCCGCCATGACCAGCACCAAGCGCGAAAAAGAGATCCGCGCGGCCTTTGCCGCGGAAGCGGCAGAACAGACAGAAACCCTGGTCAAACAGGCCGGCCTTACCGCAGCAGCAGCGGCAGAGATCAAGCGGCAAATTTTGGGGATTGCTTAATGTTGGTACAGGAATTAAATCCAGCGACGGAATTTATTCTCAACGCGGTTAACGATGAGACGTTTGATCCCCATGCCGTCTTGCTGGGTTATCAGCGACGCTGGATAGCAGATAATTCTGTCCTCAAGATTGCGGAAAAATCGCGGCGTACCGGGTTAACCTGGGCCGAAGCGGCGGATGCCTCATTGACGGCGGCTCAATCACGTGATGCCGGCGGCACAAACCATTTCTATATCGGTTCCAATAAGGAAATGGCCCGTGAGTTTATTGATGCGGCGGCCATGTGGGCCAAAGCCTACGGACTGGCGGCGGGTGAAGTGGGTGAGGAGGTCTTTGAAGATGAAGACAAAGCTATCCTGACGTTCGTCATTTACTTTAGCAGCGGATTTAAAGTCCAGGCCTTATCCAGTAACCCCAAGAACTTACGCGGGATGCAGGGGAATGTCACTATTGATGAAGCGGCTTTCCATGAACAACTGGCTGAAGTGCTGAAAGCCGCGCTGGCCTTGACCATGTGGGGTGCAAAAGTACGGATTATTTCTACTCATAATGGCGCTGAAAACCTGTTCAACGAGTTGCTCCAGGATTCCCGCGCCGGGCGTAAGCGGTACTCTGTGCATACCATCACATTAGATGATGCTTGCAATGACGGGCTGTATAAACGTATCTGTCAGGTCAGGCGTCAACCGTGGTCACAGGAAGCAGAGGACGAATGGAAAACCCATCTGCTCAACGATACCGCCACGGAAGAGGATGCGCTGGAAGAATATTATTGTGTACCGAAGCAAGGCAGCGGGGCCTATATTCCCCGTGTACTGATTGATCGGGCAACCGACGCCCGGTGTGTTGTTGTCCGTTTTGCTATGCCCAAGGGCCATATGACCTGGACAGAAGACGAGCGTAAAAACACGGTACTGACGTTTTGTGAAGAGATGCTGTTACCGGCATTACAAAAACTTGATCCCGATACCCGGCATGCTTACGGGCAGGATTTTGCCCGTTCCGGCGATTTGTCTGTCATCGGGGCCGGGAGTATTGAGCCCGACACTCGCCGCATTCTGCATGTCACCGTTGAACTGCATGATGTGCCTTATAACCAGCAGCGCCAGATAGCCTTTTTTATCATTGACCGACTCCCCCGCCTGGTCGGTATCGCCATCGACTCGACCGGGAACGGTGGGTATTTAGGGGAGGCCATGTTATTACACTACGGTGAAGATATGGTTGATGCTATCCATGTCACCGATAATTTTTATCGTGAGTGGTCGCCGAAATACAAAGCACTGTATGAATCCAATGATATCAGCATCCCGAAAGATGAAGACATTATTACTGACCAGCGTCAAATTCAGAACATCCGGGGCGTGCCCAAAATTGATAAAACCCGCCGGACCGGGACCGACGGTAAAAAACGTCACGGCGACAGTGCCGGCGCGTATCTGATGTTTACCCGCGCGACCTATATGGAGGGACAAATGATTGACTTTATTCCGTTGCCGGGTAAACACACCGTGGCAAATGATGATGACGATTTACCGACCTTTGAGCGAGGCTGCTGGTGAAAATATTAAACAGGTTAGTGGATGCGGTAGGTCGCCGGTTTTGGTTTAAACACGAGATGCAGACTCAGGATGATGAGTCACGCGTATCGCAATTACGCCGATACTACGGTGATCATCCGGTCAGTGGTTTGACCCCCGCACGCGCGGCTGAAATTCTGATCGAAGCCGAGCGCGGCCAGTTACTGGCACAGTGTGAACTGGCGGAAGATATGGAAGAAAAAGACGCGCATTTGCAGTCAGAATTGGGTAAGCGCCGGCGGGCTATCCAGTCGCTTGACTGGTCGATTAAACCACCTCTGCGGGCCAGCCGTGAAGAAACCCGGGATGCGGAACTGCTGACCGAAATCTTATCGGATGCCAGTTGGTTGTCGGATTGTCTCTTTGATGCCACGGATGCCATTCACAAAGGTTTTTCCTGTCAGGAAATTGAGTGGGAAAATGCCGGCGAGTTGATTATCCCACGCGCGGTGGAATGGCGTGATCCGTCCTGGTTTCAGACGCCCCAAGATAAACGTAATCAGTTGCGCTTGCGGGATGGGACCGCCAACGGAGAAGATTTGCAGCCATTTGGCTGGGTACAGCATATCGCCAAATCAAAGTCAGGTTATCTTGCTCGCACGGGGTTAATCCGAACCCTGGTCTGGCCGTTTATCTTCAAGAATTATTCGGTCCGGGATTTAGCCGAGTTTCTTGAAATTTACGGTCTGCCTATTCGTGTAGGACAATATCCAGCGGGCGCGACAGACAAAGAGAAACAGACGCTGCTCCATGCGGTCATGTCTATCGGTCACAATGCCGGCGGGATTATCCCGCGCTCCATGCTGATTGATTTTAAAAATGCCGCCGATGGCACGGCAGATCCGTTTATGGCCATGATGAGTTGGGCGGAATTGAGTATGTCCAAAGCTATCTTAGGCGGCACACTGACCAGTCAGGCCGACGGTGCAACCAGCACTAACGCGCTGGGTAACGTGCATAATGAAGTCCGTTTTGAAGTGCGCAACAGTGACGCAACCCAGCTCGCTGCTACACTGACACGAGACCTGGTATTTCCTTTGTATGCCCTTAATTGTCGATCGTTTGATAATCAGCGTCGCAAGCCGGTGTTTGAATTTGATTTGTCCGAACCTGAAGATGTGAGCGCCTATGCAGCGGCATTGCCCTCACTGGTCAGTCTGGGGATGAAAATTCCGGTGCAATGGGCGCATGATAAGCTGCAAATTCCTGTTGCCGCGGATGATGAAGCCTGCCTGAAAGCACCCGAACAACCTGCAACCCCCAATTTCTCTGCCTTTTTAAACGCCAAACCCAGTTGGACCGCATTAACGGCGGCACCGATGACGTCAGTCAATACCATGCCGGGCGCGGTAAGCGGGCAGGAATGGCAAAACGCGGTTGATCCGTTGCTAACCCCTGTCATTGAGGCGCTCACTACCGGCGGTTATCAGGCGGCAAAAAACAAAGCGTCTGAACTCTATGCTGAAATGGAGGATGAACAGCTTGCAGATATGTTACACCGGGCGATGTTTGTCGCCGAACTGTGGGGGCGTTTAAATGCCACAGCCGGTTGATTTGGGTATTGCCGCTAAATTGGAGCCAAAGCTGGCTGTTGATTACTTTCGGGCTAAAGGCTATGACATTAGCTGGAACTGGTCGGAAACCGATGCTGCCGCCCATGCGCGGGCATTCACAGTAGCCAAAGCGGCGCGGATGGACATTCTGACGACTATTCGTGATGAGGTGGATAAAGCGCTGAGTCAGGGCACCACCGAACGCGATTTTATCAAGACCTTAAAACCCCGTTTGCAAGAGCAAGGTTGGTGGGGGAAGCAAATTGTTGTTGATAGTGACGGTCATGCGGAAACAGTCCAACTGGGCAGCCCGGCCCGGCTGGCAACGATTTATCGCACCAATTTAGCAACCGCGTATCAGGCCGGGCGATACCAGCAGCAACTGGCAAGTACCGAGACTCACCCTTATTGGCAGTACATTGCCGTGATGGACAAGAACACCCGCAAAAGCCATGCCGCCATGCACGGGCGGGTGTTTCGTTTCGATGATCCGATTTGGAACACGCTCTATCCGCCCAATGACTGGGGGTGTCGCTGCCGCGTTCGCGCATTGACTGCCGCACAGGTTAAACGGATGGGATTAACGGTCGAGTCCAGTCTCGGTGCGGTGAGCACCCAACTTGTTGAAACGGGGATTGATAAGCAGACGGGGGAAGTTTACCAGTCGGAAGTCACGACGTACCGCCACGGCAAGCAGCGCATGACCACCGGCGCGGGCTGGTCAAACAATGCCGGGCAATTGGCAATGGGGTCGGATATCAGTATTGCGCGCAAGCTGATTGCATTGCAGAACCGCGAGCTCCGTCAGCAGGTTATCCAGTCGTTAAATAATGCCCCGGTACGACAACACGCGTTCGCGCAATGGGTCGGCCAGGTACTGACGCAACGGCGCCCTGGAAACAACATTCAGCCGCTTGGATTTATGACAGACGATATTGCCGTGGCGGTGGAAGAACGGACGGGTAAGCCTGCCGCCCGCGTGCTGGCTATCAGTGAAAAAGACCTGGTGCATGCTGACAGCCTTAAACACCAGAAAAAAGGCGTCGCATTGACGATGGCTGAATATCAGGCGCTGCCGCAGGTGGTCGCTAATCCCTCGGCTATCCTCTGGGATAGGCAGAATCAGAATTTATTGTATATCCGCAGTGATGATAACCACACCATTAAAACGGTGGTCAATGCGCCCTGGTCTGTACGCAAACAACCGGATGCCTTAGATGTGGTGATTAATACCTACCGGGTGCCGTTAACTGAACTGAAAAAAGGCGTAGCCGGCGGAAATTATGAGTTACTGAAAGGCACGCTATAACAACAAAGCCCCGAATAACGGGGCTTGTACAGTGGCGGGAGTTGAACCCACATAAACGTATGGCGCTCTGCGCTGACGTCGAATTACCGGTTATTCGTACACTGTTTAACCTATTTTACCATGAGTAAGAATGAATGCAACTTGACTATCAATTTGACGATGCGGCGATACAAGCAGCCTTTAAACGTGTTCAAAAGCTGGGGCGGGATACCACGCCGATCACCCGCGCGATTGCTGCTGTTCTCGCCAGTGAAAGCGAAGAGGCATTTGCAAAAGAAGCTGACCCGACAACCGGTAACCCCTGGCAACCGTTAACCGAGAAATATAAAGCGAAATTAGCCAAAAAAGGGAAGACGGGGCCGATGTTACAGCGCTCACAGGGGGGGCTGGCGATGTCGTTGTCAACCGCGTATGACGCAGTGAGCGCGGCCATTGGCGCCAATAAAGTTTACGCCGCAATCCATCAGTGGGGCGGGTTACCCGATATGCCTCCGGGGCCGGCAGCAGTCCCTGCCCGCCCGTATATGGGGCTGTCAGCGCAAGGCGTGGCGGATATTATCGACATTATCGATACGCAGCACGCAGCCGCATTGAAGCCGCGTTAGCCTGCCAGCCTTACAGAAAAAAAAGTTAAACGTCCCCCGGCATTTTTAAACGGGTTTTAAACGGGGTATAGTGTCACTGCTCACCCCCGTTTTATCTTTTCTTCCCAAGCAGGTGTGATCCGCCACAAACCCACCTTTTTTTCACATTGCCCAAAATGGCGATATGAAAACCAGAATACCCACCCCAAAAAAACGTGTCGCCATTTTGAGTGCCGTGATTTCAAACAGCGCCGATGGCTGGTATCAACTCCTGCCCGCCGGGCATTTCAGCGCCCGGGATGGTCGCCCGGACGATGTGCCTGGCGGGCAGTGGTTTATCGATACCAACATTGCTGAACAGTTTATTGCTGCTACAGCGGCCATCGGTCAGCCCGTGCTGTTTGATTACAACCATGTGACATTAAAACAGGATGAAGATGCTGCTGCGTGCAAAGACGCTATTGCCGCGGCGTGGCTGAAAAATCCCGCAACAGATATGCAGTGGCGCGAAGGTTTGGGGCTGTTTGTTCGCCTGTCGTTAACGCCTGCGGCTCAAACCGCCATCGATAACAGCGAATGGGCTTATCTGTCCGCCGTATTTCCTTATAACGAACTGGGCCATCCCCTTTATTTGAGGATGGGTGCGCTCACCAACGACCCCGGTTTAACCGGCATGCAATCCCTGGCCGTACTCGCGGCATCTGACTTATTCCCCAAATCTGAGGATACCTTTATGAATGACATTCTACTCCAGTTACTGGAGCAGTTGGGTATTGAACTGCCCGACGACACCGCCGAACTCAGCGAGGACGCGCTCAGTGATTTACTGAATCAGGCGTTGTCCGCGATTGAAACATTGAAAGCCTCGGCGCAAGCCGCTGTTGATACGCAGGACGTGATTGAAAACACCGCAGATCCTGCCAGCGTCACCAGCGGGGTAACTGATATCGTTGATGATGCCGCCGCCGATATCACCGAAGCGGAGCAAATCTTAGAAGACGCTGCATTGAGTGGTGTGGATTTAACTCAATTTGTTCCTGCTCGCGCGTATCAAATTCTGGCCCGTCGTGCGGCAGTATTAAATGCCCGTTCCGGCGCACAAAGTGCCGAGTCGATTATTACCACGGCCCGCAGACAAGGGCGGGTTGTCGCGGCGGAGGTCCCTTATTTGCGGACGTTAGCGCGACAACATGGTATTGCAGCACTGAATGCCGCCATTGCGGGCCGTACCAGCATTACGGCACTCACCAGCCGCCAAACACTGAGAACGAAAACCCCATCGCGTATGGCCGTTTTGTCCGCATCTGAAAAAGAAGCGGCCCGTCTTCAAGGGTTATCTGAAACCGAATTCCTGAAACGTAAACAAAAAGGAGCCAAATAATGGCGATTGTGACCCCTGCGCTGATTAAAGCGTTATTCACTGGCTGGAACGGCGATTTTCAAAACGGTCTGGATGACGCGCCGAGTCAATATGAAAAAATCGCGACCGTCGTGCCCAGCACAACAAAATCCAACACTTACGGCTGGTTGGGAAAATTCCCTGGTATGCGCGAATGGATTGGTGACCGCGTTATTAACGACATGCAGGCGCACGGTTATCAAATCATTAACCGGCCGTTCGAAGGCACAGTGGGCGTTGATCGGGATGACATTGAAGACGATAACGTCGGCATTTACTCGCCGCTGTTTACGGAGATGGGCCGTGCCGCCGGTGTACAACCGGATGAGTTGGTCTTCGGTGCGCTGTCAAACGGCTTCTCCAGTTTGTGTTACGACAAACAGAACTTCTTTGATGCCGACCATCCGGTCTACCCAACAGTCGATGGTAAGGGTGAAGCCAACTCGGTCAGCAATATCTTAACTGACGGCAGCTACAAAGGGCTGCCGTGGTTTGTGCTCGATAATTCCCGCGCGATTAAGCCGGTCATTTTCCAGCAGCGTAAAGCGCCGGAACTGGTGGCGATGGATAAAGTCGATGATGAGCAGAACTTTATGCGCAAGCTTATCAGATACGGTGTCGATACCCGTTGCGAGGCCGGTTACTCATTCTGGCAACTGGCTTACGCCGCTAAAGCGTCATTGACTGCGGACAACGTCTGGTCGGTGATTTCCGCCATGCGTCAGTTTAAAGCGGACGGAGGCCGCCCGCTGGCTATCCGGCCTACTCATCTGGTTGTGCCGCCGGCCATGGAAAAAGAAGCAACCCAGCTCCTTGAGCGTGAACTGACCGTAGACGCCAAAGGCGGCACTGTCAGCAATGAAATGAAGGGCCGCCTTGAGCTGATTGTAGCGGACTACCTCTAATCCCCTGTTAAACGGGGTATTAACCCCGTTTAAACCCTGTTTAAAGGACATGAAATGTTATGTCAGAGAAAATTTCAATGGCTGAAAACGCCGAAACAATGGGTGTTTGCGTGGTTAATACCGCCCATGATGGCTATCGCCGTGCCGGGTTTGTGCTTGTTCGGGGAGAAAACACGTTGCCGGCCGTTGATGTTGACCAGCGCCAGGCGCTGGAAGCTGATCCCCGTCTGTCTGTCACGGTTATTACGACAGATACCGATAATGACGAACCGAGGCGGCTGGCTCATCAAGATGATACAGCTACGTTAACCGGGTCTTATCAGCCCAGCCGTGATGAGCAGCTATTAGGAGCCGTGATGTGTGCCGAACAGGAAACAGACCCGCTGGTCTTTTTCACCAAAAGCGGTACGCCGCGTCTGGAAAAATGGCGTGAAATCGTCGGTGACGATATTACCGTTGATGAAATCACGGCGGCACTGGCGCGGGGTAAATAAATGAGTTATGCCCGGCTTGCTGATATGTACGCGCGTTACAGTCGTGACAGCCTGAACACGCTGACGGATGTCAAGATTGATAACTGGGCGGCATTAACTGATGACGAACTGACGATGGCGCGTCAGCAATTGATACAAACGGCGCTGGATGATGCTTGCGCGACGATTGACGGCTATATCGACAGTCGCGCGACATTGCCGTTGAAAACGGTTCCGTCTGTTCTGGTCAGAGTGGCCTGTGTGCTGGCGCGGTTTGCGCTTGAAGACGGCGCGGCAACAGAAAAAGCCACGAAAGACGGTGAAGATGCGATCCGTCTGCTGGAAAAAGTCGCCGCCGGGGATGTGAGTTTGGGCCTCAGTAAAGAGGCTGAACGCCCCGAGGGCGGTGATATTGCGCAAATCACCAGCGCGGGTAGCGTCTGGCAGCGCGAGAAATCGCGGGGATTTATCTGATGAAGACACCGGCCTCGATCACCAGTGATATTTCAGATGCATTGTTGGCGGGTATTCAGCAGTTGTTTGGTAAGACACTGCGCAAAGTGGATACCCACCCCGGCCAGTGGAGCGACAGCGCCGTCAAGCTGATTATCAATACCGCGCCGGCGGTTTACGTTGCCTGGCTAGGCAGTCGCCAGGGCGAGATACGTCATACCGCGATTAGCACCTGGGGCGTCTTTGTCAGCGCCAGCGTGTTAAATGGTCGGCAAACCCAGGCGCCGGGCATTTATCAGATTGTTGAACGACTCACCGCCTGGCTGAATAACCGCCGGATTGCCCCGGCGGGTAACTTCACACTGACTCAGGTTGGCAACCTGTGGAGCGATACGCAAAGTCAGGCAGGCGTAGCGGTGTATGGGCTGTATTTTGATGCGCCGCAACCGTTGCCGGACCCAATGGCTATTGACGATTTAGACGATTATGAAACGCATTATCAGCAATGGGGGCAGCCAGCGGGGACGCCTGAGCAGGAAGCCCTTATTGATTTACCTATTCAGGATAAATGAAAACCATGACTGAATTGCATATTAAACCCACACCGGGGTTGGTTGTTCGTGACCCTGAGACCTACGAACCCCTGGCTGAAAAAGGCGATAAAAAGCCGCGTATTGGGTACTGGTTACGTCGCCTGAAAGAGGGTGATGTAGTTGAAATTCCTGCTGTATCAACGAAAAAAGGAGCGCAATAAATGGCTCTCTCATTTAATGAAATCCCATCCAATATTCGGGTGCCGCTGTGCTATATCGAATTTGATAACAGCGCCGCAGTGACTGGCACACCGCAGATGTTGCATAAAACGCTGCTCTTAGGATTGCGTATGAAAACCGGACGGGTGCCCGCCGGGCAACCCTTTCGTGTCACTTCTGCCAGCGCCGCCGAAACCGCATTTGGCCGTGGCTCGATGCTGGCTGAAATGGCGGCGTCATTTATCAAAGGCAACGCGTTTGCTGAACTGTGGGCGCTCGCCCTTGACGATACTGACGATGGCGTCAAGGCTGAGGGGAAAATTCAGCTTATCGGTAAGGTGGCCCAAACCGGGCAAATTGCGCTGATGATAGCCGGCGTTCCTGTGCGTGTTACGGTGAAAGCCGGTGATGATGCGGGCGCGATGGCTGGCAAAATCCGCGAGGCGATTAACGCAAATGAAAAGTTGCCGGTGACGGCGAGCGCGGAAGCCCTGGCCGATACTGTGATGTTGAAGGCCAAATGGGGAGGTGAAACCGGTAATGATATTGATGTCCGGATCAACTACTACGACGGGGAAATGCTCCCGGCGGGCATCAATTTAGCGATCACCCCGATGGGTGGGGCCACGGGCAACCCCGATTTAGCGGCCGCCATTACCGCTTTCGGCGATACCTGGTGGAACTATATTGTTAACCCCTTCACGGATACACCGAACCTCGATTTACTGCGTGATGAGCTGAAAACCCGCTGGGGACCGCTGCGGATGATTGACGGGATGTGCTTTCTGGCCTACCGCGGCACACTGGCGCAAGCTTCAACGTTCGGGACGTTACGCAATGATTATCTGTTTTCAACGATGGCAACGGGTATTTCGCCGCAGCCAACTTATATCTGGGCGTCCACCCTGGCGGGCGTGGCGGTGGGTTCACTGAGTATTGACCCGGCCCGCCCGCTTCAAACGTTGCAACTGCCCGGTATTTTGCCGCCTGCCGCGAGTGACCGCTGGGCACTGAATGAACGTAACTTGCTGCTTTATGACGGGATGTCAACATTCAATGTCGCGGCGGGCAATGTCGTGCAGATCGAGCGTATGATAACGATGTATCGCCAAAACAGCTTCGGCGACCCCGACCCCAGTTATCTGGATGTTGAGACTATCGCGACACTTTCGTATCTGCGTTACTCAACCCGGGTGCGTATCACGCAAAAATACCCGCGCCATAAGCTGGCTAACGACGGCACGCCGTTTAGTGCCGGTCAGGCGATAGTCACGCCGTCAGTCATCAGAACGGAGTTGTTAGCCTTATTTACCGAACATGAATTTGCCGGTCTGGTGGAAGATTTCGACGCTTTCAAAACGACGCTGATTGTTGAACGCGACAGCAATGATCGCAATCGGCTTAATGTCCGTAGTAACCCGAATCTGGTTAATCAGTTCCGTATTTACGCTCACGCTATCCAGTTTATTTTGTAATAAGGAAAAATATGGCAAGCCCCTATCAATACACCGGTATTGCGTATATCCGGCTGAATGGCAAAGAGATTCCAACCAAGGACGGCGCGCAACTGACGCCGGGCGGCGTAACCCGCGACCCGGTTATCGGCGCCAGGGTTTACGGCTGGCAGCAGACACCAAAGGAGGCCCGGTTGAGCTGTGTTATTTCACAAGGTCCCGGCGTCAGTCTGTTTGTGATTAAAAATATGGTGGATGCGACCATTGAATTTGAATGTGACACCGGCGAGCGTTTTATGCTCGCCAATGCCTGGTGTGACGGCAATGTGTCCCTGACCAGTAAGGGTGAACTCTCCGCTGAATTTATCGGCATTGAATGTAAGGAAATTTAACCATGTTTCAGTTAAAGCACGGCCTGCAATACGGCCAGGATGACGAGGCCGAAAAGCAGTTTGATGTCGAGCTGCGCCAGCTCACCGCCGGCGATTTGATTGATGCCGAAACCGCCAGTGAGCGGGTCGTGATGACGGAAAAAGGCCCGGCGCTGCTCTCCAGTCCCGCCTTAATGGGCTATGAGCTGTTACGCCGCACTATCGCGCGTGTCGGAAACATCAACGGCCCGATCCCGATGGCACTGTTAAAAACACTGCATCAGGACGATTTGGAGTTAATCGCCGGCCAGGCTGGTTTACAGCGTCATGTCGCGATGGAAACCATGAAACAGGTGGCCGACGAGGGGCGATAGTTTGCAGTGCGTTCGGGCTATCGAGCGCACTGCCTTATCCGTCGGTATCCGGCTTAAAAGTGGGCCAACCTGGGCGCTGGCCTTACCGTTGCCGAAACTATTGCTGTACTCACACTGGCTGGAGAAACGTTAAGTGACAACGAAAAATCGCGCCGAATTTATTGTTAATCTGGTCGGCAATGTGACGCAAAAATCCCGGCAATTCGGGGCCAGTATCCGCCGGTTCGGCACAGAGGGCAGTCGCTCAATGCGGCTGTTTTCCAGTGCGGTCACGGGGGCGAACGGTATTCTGGATAAATTTGATAACCGCATGGTGGGATTCGTCACCGGCGGCGGGCTGGCAATGGCAGGGAAACAGGTTGCCGACCATCAGCAGACCATCACCGAACTGGGCACAACCTATAATCTGACGGCCGACCAGGTGATGAAACTGGATGCCGCAGTAACCAAAGTGGCCGCGCATCGTAAACTCAGCACTTCCGATTTAACGACCGGGGCAGAAGCTTTCCTGGGCAAAACGAATGATTTTGAGGCCACGTTAGCGCAACTGGACAATATCGCGCTCAGTATCAATGGGATCAAAATGGAAGCCAGTGCTGCCGGGAATGAATTGGGCGGGATGTTTAATGTTGGCTTTAAGTCCCCAGAGAAAATGCGAAAATGGCTGGACAGTGTAGTTTCTGCCAGCAAAGAGGGAACGGGCAATATCGGTGATCAACTGGCCGCATTAAGGGGATTGGGAAAAGATACAAAATGGCAATCCCAGTTAGACCAGCAGCAAATGCTGGCAATGCTGCGTATTGCTAATGCCGAATTCAATGATCCAGAGCAGGCAGTTTCTGCCATGCAGGGTTTTTACGACGTTATTAATGATAAAGAAAAGCAGAAAATTTTAAAACGAAAAGGCCGAATTAATGTAAAAGATAAAAATGGGCAGCTAAAACACCCTGCTGATCTCGCATTTGAAATCAGTAATGCAGCCAAAAATAAGGAACACAATTTAAAAGATGTTTTTGATGGCGACACCCTGAAACTGGCCATGGTTTTTGCTGATCCCAAAAAACGAGATTTGGTAAAAAAACTCGCACACCCAAATAATATTGAAGAGGGATTGCTGGAGAAAAAAGCCACGCAGAATGTCCAGACGTTTAATGGTGCATTAACGTCTCTAGCGAATACCGGGGAACGATTTGCGCAGTTAAAGCTGGCTAAGCCGGTTCAAGACCTGGCCGATGCCATTCATTCGCTGACGCCGGAAGAACTAGACAAATACGCCGCTGCTGTTGAAAAAGCCGCGTATGCGATAGGGGCGGCTGTGGCGGCGCGTTATGTGTATCGCGCCGGTAAAGGGGTATACAATTTTGCTAAATATATTAAGGGCGGTCCAGCGGGTTCAGCAGGCGGGGATACCTCTTCGGGAACATTAAGCGGTGCTGATGTGGTGCCCGTTTATGTCACGAACTGGCAAGACCAGCACAACAATAATCATGCCACTGGCCCTGATGATATCTTTAAATCAAAAAAAGGCAGGCTCCGCGGAGCGGCAATTACATCAACCGTCGCGCTGCCCTTGTTGTCATCCGAAGAAGCAAGTAAAAATCTTAATAAGTATTTTGAACAGATGCGTGAAAAATACCCTCATGCATACGATAAGAACGGTCAAGAACGCGGCTCTAAACTATTCCCGGTTAGCCTCAAGGAGTGGTGGTATAAGCGTAACGATCAGATAGTTAATGAAGGACTCAAACCCTCCCCTTATTTAACCGGAAATTGGGAGCAGAAGTCTCCCCCGTCGTTGGCAGAACCTGCAAACCCGCAGCCCCAACCGCAGCAAAATCCGCAAAAATCCCCAGAGGGGAAGATTGTTATTCAGGTTGAAACGACTGGGGATATCAAAGCGAAAACGAAATCAGTCAAGGCTGAGAATGTCGATTTGCGAGTGAACACAGGTTACAGCTACGGGAAAAGTTATTGATGGAAATTGATTTTGACCAGGTTATGACACTGTTTAATGACAATTCATGGCGCAGCCGCGTCGGTAACGGTAAGGGAACCTTTCGCGGTCAGACTTTCTATATTATTGATGATGCAACGCTGACCGGTGGTCGTCGCGTTGTCCGTCATGAATATCCCTTGAGGGACGATGGCGAAACAGAAGATATGGGGCTGACTACGCGCGAGTACTCATTTACCGCGGTGGTATTTGGTGATGATTACTTTAATCAGCGTGATGCGCTGATAACGGCACTTGAAGCCCCCGAACCCGGCGAAATCGATCATCCCTACTGGGGTAAGCAACGGATTCAAATCGAAACCTACACCGTGCGGGAATCCTGCTATACCGGTGGGGTTGCGATGTTCTCGGTCACCTTTGTGCCGGCAGCGGATAAAACAGCCCCAGTTGAAGCACACAAGCCCGAACTGAACAGCGACAGCCTGACGAACCGCGTTCTGTCCGATGTCACAGCAGCATGGAATACCGTAACCGGCGCAATCGCTAAAGTCACGGATACGCTGAATACGGTTGAAGCCACAGTTAACACCATTGTTAACGGTATTCGCAGTTTACCGGCCACCTCTGGTATGAACCAGTTGTTGGGGTCTGCGTTAGCGCTGAAAGGTTCCTTAAAGAACCTGGTTAATGCCCCGCATCAACTCTTTGATGATATTGCTAATTTAGTCAGTGGCATGGCGGAAGTTGCTCCACCGGCGGTTGCCAGTCGGGCGTTACGTAAAACCGGCAGCAGTATTCAGGTACAATCAAAACCGAATGTGCCGGCAGTGGCGCATTTACAGCATGTGGTTAATACCACAACCACCGTTTTTATTGCGGCTCAACTCGCCGAGTTAGTGTTAAACGCCGCGACAGAAGCCGCGAAAACCAAACCGCCGGCACCTTCATTAACTCTGGCCGGAATGTCTTACACCGTTTTTTCTCTGTCAGCCGTTAATGCTCAGTCATCCGAGGGTCCGGTAATTTCCATTCCTCTGATTGAAACCCTGGATGATACCCGCAAAGCCAGCGTACAGCTTGATGACGAGCTGATGCAGTTACTGATAGCGACCGGTGATTTGGGCTGGTTTGAGACCTCAAATCAGCTCCGGGATTTTCGCATTACTTTTGTGCAGCAAATGCAAGCCACGGCGGGGGCGTTACCTAGTGCCAGACATATTGCGCTGGCGGGGACGGAACCGGCTTTAGTGACACTTTACCGTGAAACCGGTGATGTGCGGCAACTGGACCGTTTTATCCGCCGCAACGGTATCCGACACCCGGCGTTCGTGACCGGCGGCGTAGAAATCGAGGTCATCAATGGCTAACACGATTGAATTAATTTTGGGTAACAAAATCTATTCAGGCTGGAAAACACTGGATGTCACCCGCAGCCTGGAAGATATGGCCGGTCAGTTTTCGTTAGGCGTCACAGTTAAAGGCAGTGACTCACCACTGGTACTGATACCGGGTCAATCTTGTCAGCTTGAAATCAACGGTCAGCGGGTAATTACAGGTTATGTGGATACGGTGGAAACCAGTATTGATGACGAGCGAACTATTTCGGTATCTGGTCGGGATAAAACCGGTGATTTAGTCGATTGCGCGGCCATTCATGGTAAAGGCCAGTGGCGTAATGTCACCCTGGAAACTATCGCCAAAGACTTGTGCAAGCCGTTTGGTGTGACTGTTCGCTGGGAAGTTAAAGCAGCGTCAGCAGCAACAGTATTCAAGCAGTGGCAAATTGAACCCGGCGAAACTGTATTTGATAATCTTTCCCGCGCGGCCCGGCATCGTGGTGTGCTGGTAACCAGTAATGCCCTTGGTGAACTGGTTTTTACCACTGCCGGCACGGAAAAAGCCGGTGTCTTAGTGCTGGGGCCGGCAGACAGTCAGGGCGTGAAGATTCAAACCATTGACGCTTGCCTGTCCTGGGTTGACCGGTTCAGTCTGTACCGCGTTAAGGGCAGTAATGCCGCCGGCGGTTTATGGGGTGAAACCCAAACCCCGGCACAATCTACCGCGATTAATATTGATGTGCGTGATGCTGAAATTACCCGCTATCGCCCGACAATTATTCTTGCTGACGATAACCTGACTGCCGCAAAAGGTAATGCGCGTGGCTCGTGGGAACAGAAGCGTGCATTGGCGCATGGCGTAACCGCCACGGTTGGGGTGACAGGCTGGTTCAAGCCAGACGGCCAGCTTTGGCAGCCTAACGAACGGGTGACGTTAAACGCCCAGCCAGCCGGATTGAATGAGAAAGAATTGTTGATTGTCTCGGTGAATTATACGCTCGATAACGATGCCGGCACAGTAACAAAGCTTGAACTGATGCCGCGGGAGGGTTTTAACGAACCCGCCCAGCCTGAACCCAAAACCAATAATGGGGTATGGAAATGATTAATCAGATTAATAAGCTCACCGCCAGCATTCAGCGCCGTGTCCGGCTGCTGATTTCGCGAGGCGTGGTTAATATTGTCAATGACTCGCTGAAACAACAAAACTTGCAGGTTTCCCTGCTTGCTGATGAAGCTGCTGACGATGTAGAACGGTTTCAAAACTATGGTCATAGCAGCGTTCCGCCCGCGGGCAGTGAAGCGATTGTCTTGTCTGTCAGCGGCGTTCGCCAGCATCTTGTTGCGATTGCCGTCGATAATAAAAACAGTCGTATGGGTAAGCTAAAGGCGGGAGACAGTGCGCTTTATCACCTGGAAGGGCATCATGTTTTACTGACTGAAAATGGTGTTGTTCGCATTCAGTGCAAACGGCTGGAAGTTATGGCGGATGAAATCGTGTTTGACACGCCCCAAACCCGCTTTACAGGCAATGTTGATATAAAAGGTGTGAGTTCAGCCGCCAATCATATGTCAGGCTCAACCAGCGGTAAAGACCATATTCACACTGAACACGACGGATACAGCACGAGCAAACCACAATGAATGACATCGCGCTTCAATGGCAAACCAACAACGCTGACATTGTTATCGAGAGTGCTGATATTGTGCTGGATAACTCATTAGCTACCGCGGTCATTATTTCCTTGTTTACTGACCGTAGGGCGCTGGATTCTGACGAACTCCCTTCGGGAGCCGGTACTGACAAACGCGGTTGGTGGGGAGACTCATTTAATGCGCGGCCAATCGGCAGCCGTTTGTGGTTGTTATCACGAGAGAAACAGTTGTCATCGGTTTTGCATCGTGCCAAAGCCTATGCAGAAGAAGCGCTGGCCTGGTTGATTGAAGATAACCATGCAAAGCAAATCAATGTTGCTGCCACAGCCCCCGCCCGCGGGATTTTACTGTTAACAGTGACTATTACTCTATTCAACGGCAGTGTGTTGCCATTGTCGTTTAAAGCTCATTTAAGTGTGATTTAAATGCCGTATAAAGCTCCCTCACTTAGCGTGTTACTGGCTCGCACTCAGTCAGATATTGAAAGTCGTTTACCCGGCACCTTTGCCCGTTCTGCATTCAGTACAACGGGGGCAATTGCTTTTGCTAATGCGGGTAACGCAGCCGGATTGCATGACCATCTCGCATGGACTAGCCGACAGGTTGTTCCGCATCTTTCAGACGATGACAAGCTGCTTGAACATTGCGAGTTCTGGGGGGTATGGCGTAAACCCGCCACCCAGGCGATAGGGAGTATTACAGCGACTGTACTGAATGAAACTTTGATACCAAAAGGGACACGTTGGCAGCGCCCAGACAGTGTTGTTTTTGAGTCTGCCGATGATATATATGTGGCTCCTGGGGAAACCCTGGTTTCTGTTATTGCTATTGCCCCCGGCAGGCAGGGCAATACCGCGTCTGGTGTTGAATTTGAGTTAGTTTCGCCGGTGGTGGGTGTGAAAACTCAAGCGATCAGTCAGTACATCGGTGGCGGTGCAGAACTGGAATCGATGGACTCACTGCGTTCTCGTTTGTTGTTTAGAGTGCAATATCCACCTTCTGGCGGCAATAGATACGACTACGAACGCTGGGCAAAGGAATGCGCTGGGGTTACTCGGGCGTGGTGTATTCCGCGCTACCGGGGATATGGTTCTGTTGGCGTTTTATTCGTGATGGACGAAGAAACAAACATATTCCCACGTGATGGTGATTTAACGAGAGTGAAAGAATACCTGACCGGGCATATCAACCCTGTCACAAACCAAGCGGAAGGCAAAACAACAGGCGCGGAATTAATTGTTGAAAGCCCTGTTGCCAAAGTCATTAATTTTCGCATTCGTTTATCGCCGAATACTGAAACGGTCCGCCATGCCGTAAAAACCAGTCTGAAAAGCTATCTGGAAAATCTGCCCCACGGCGGGCTGGCTTTGCTGTCAGAAATGCGAGCGGCAATTTCTAATGCTCCTGGCGAAATTGATAATACCGTGATTTCGCCCGTTGTTGACGTATATGCGGCAGAGAATGAGATTTTCGTGCTGGGAGGTATCGAATGGCAATGACAGCCAAAGACTATCAAAAATCCGGTCTTGATTTACTGCCCGTCGGCAAAGCCTGGGTGAGAGATCCCGATAGCGATTTGGGTAAATTAATGCTTGCCTCCGGCGAAGAATTTACCCGTATCGACGTGCTCAATGACGCTATTTTAAATGAAATTTATGCCGACCGGGCTTTTATGCTGCTTGAAGATTGGGAAGACTTTGCCGGGCTTCCAGATTGCAGCATTGACGATGAGTCAACGATTGACAGTCGCCGGCAGGCAGTAAAAGCAAAATTGGTCATATCGGGTAGTCTTTGTAATCAATTTTATGAACACTTGGCCGCAGAACGCGGCTATCGCATCAAAATCGAGGAGCATTACCCGCATCACTGCCTGCGGGGATGCAACTATCCCATTTACCCTGAAAAGAATTGGTTTCGTATTTTTGTTCATGTTTTTGAAAAGACAATGCGTTTTTCAACTGTACTGGATAATTGTCAGCAACGCTTGCGTGTTGCTGACGCGGCAGACCTTGAGTGTTTATTAGAACGATATGCCCCCGCCGAAACTGAATTTGTATTTATTTATCATGAGGATTAACGATGTTTGGACTTGATAATCCATCGGGCGTTAGTGTGATGCCGCCCATTACGCCCGCGAGTAACCCTAACCCACTCTGGTTTACGAATGGTGGTGCGGGCCTTGCTGTCAGCTATCCCGGCCAGGAATGGTTTAACATTGTGCAAGCCGAATTACTTGCCGTTTTGCAAGAAGCGGGCATTAAGCCCGACAAAAGCAAATTAAATCAACTTGCTGTGGCAATTAAAAGTATTGCGGCTGAAAGAGGTATTGAACTAACAGATAAACTCGGCAACAGCAGTGCATTAGCTGCATCACAAAAGCTTGTTTCTGATGTCAACGACAACGCAAATAGCAAATTGTCCAAAAACCAAAACGGCGCAGACATTCCCGATAAAAATGCGTTTGTGAAAAACCTCGGCTTGTCGGAAACCGTGGCACAAGCTCGAAATGCCGTACCGAGCAGCCGGAAAGTGAACGGCAAGGCGCTGACCGGGGATATCAGTTTGAGTGCGGGGGATGTGGGGGCTTTGCCAGCGCTTAAGTCTATCGACAAGATACCTGACTGGGGATATAACGGCCCTTTTAGAGGGAGCCGCACAGTGGACTACGCGCGCGGGATTAGCGTCGGCGATAATGACTACGGGCAAATCTGGGTTGATAGCTCTGGGCGGCTGTATGGCCGATTTTCAAA